CTTCCCGCTACAGGCATATTTCGTCATACACATCGATATATAACTTGGAGGAAGCAAATCATCTGTATTATCTTGATGCCAGTTGCCCCCTAAAAATTCCGTGGGCGAAGCTCTCATAAGAAAAGCTTCATTAACTATATTGTAAACATTTTCCAGAATATTATGTCCTCTTGCCTCATCGAGAGGATTATTTATAATCTCTTCATCTGTTAACAACTTCGTCATTATTCCAACTTGCTCATCTATATTCAGGTTAACCTTTTTAAACCCAATAATTTTACTATCTATTATCGATGATTCAATATCATCTATGTCATTACAATCTGGCAGAATAGGGATCATTTCGGGACATCCAATACTGGATAGCCTGCATGGGCAGGACCGATACGTTCACCATCGGCATCCAGCCCTGTGCGTATACCACCCGTCCAAGTCCACGGATTTTCCACATTATTCTTCTGCTTCTTATTGCCATATTTTTTACGAGACTCTATAAGCTCTGGCTGATCCCATAAATTTTTAGTATCAAACTCTATACTTTCAAGTAGAGAATCTTCATATATTTGAAAAAACATTATTGGCATACCCTTGGGAAACGTTATAGGAGCGTTTTCTTTAGTAATCTTCCAATTCATATTCCATTCATCAGGCCACCAACTGGTAGGGATAGTAGCCGTCATGGCTTCCGCTCCGGTCATAAAATAATTAGGAGAACCAGAAATCCAAGTGCTATATCCAGGTGGGGTATTGACAGTCCACCCTATAGGAAAAGAAATCACTCCTACAATACTTGGCAAGACAACTCTTTGTTCATATTCATGCGTAGCGCCATTTAATTCAAAAGAATGATCCATCATCTCACCACTTAAAACCCGTGGTATAGTATGCTCTCCATCCCACTGGACGACCACATCCTGCTGCAGAACAACTTCCCAACCATGAACATTTGCCCCTGTAAGAGGTAAGCATTTATATACATGCTTTTTATGAGTATCATTCATCCAGTCCCTTGCAGGCAAAGACTGTCGTATCGTTGGAGGATTAGGATGAACCTTATTTAAAACAACCTTCATGCTTTATAGGAGGGCGCCTCTTGACCAATACAGAATCGATCAAAAACTCGCTCACTTAACTCCCATCCACCAAAATAATTATGTATACAAGACCTATTATCCCAAATCAAAAAGTCCCCCTCTTCCCACTCAAATCTAAACTGATTTTCAGACGCATTCATATACTCCCACATCCAATCCTCATACTCCTGCCACTGCTCAACAGAACCATCGGAAGGCACACAAGCTAGATTACCACCACCATCCCGACCGGGATAACACAAAAACGTTCTTCCTGTAACCGGATGCGTAGCCAACGCCGGATGCTCTGCCGAAAGGGGAGGATCATCGCAACCACAAACATCAGTGTAGACATAACTCCTGCCTTGCAAATAATCCAATATGTGCTTTGGGCAATCATCGTAAGCGTCAGCAAGATTGACAACAACCGTGTTGCCCATTCTCGCAGCACATGTGAATGTGTGCATGTTCATTGCGATAAGACACGTTGGATTTGGATAGTGATAATGATCCTTATGCCAATTGCCCACAATTGCATCTGGACTTATTCCTTCAGGCTTCTCGTCATCTTTTCGATCCAAAAGAAATTCGTGGTATTGCCCAGTTGACGTTCCAACTGTGTCTGCGCGAGACATGACATCGCAAATATCCTTACGCTCATACCAAGGTTCGTGCCCAATGGGTGCATCCCCCATGAAACCATAATCACAGAAAAAAGACCACATAATTAAACGGTGGTCTGGCCCTTTCAAGTCTAATACATCCGGATCTACTGCAGCGAGGTTAAGATGCTTAAACATCAGCATAGACTCTGTTGCGAGCAACCGACGATAATGCAAAGTATTGTTAACAATGTCGTCTACAGTAATGCCTTCGATTGTTTTCATTACCCTGCAGAAGTAATCTGATTGCTTGTCGCATCATTCAATACAGAATAGAATGTTGAAGTTGCTAGACTCTCAGGCCCCTTCCCATGCTGCTGATGATTCCTATCATTGTAATCATACATAGTTACAGCAGAATACTTAGTTCCGCTTGTAACCGGCAAAGCCGCATGAGCGTATACGAAAGAAGAAGGATGAATGATAACATCACCCTTCTCTGGCATAAACTTTATATCCTGATAAGGAAGCAGGTACTCTCCCCCCTCGTAATCATCATTCAAATAACCAATAGCTGACACGACAGCAGAATAAGAGAATCCATGATCGGCATGTACAGCGAAATGCTGGCCTTCGTTATATCTTACAAAGTTGGTAGCCTCTTCATAATCCAACTGTATATTATATAAACTCTGATAATGCACAACACACTCACGGATACCCGCAATTACTTCAAGATAGACATCTATAGCATCTTGGAATTCTTCTGGAACTTCTGCAGGAATGTACTTTTCAGCCATCTTAAAATCACTGCAGTCCCGATAGTCATGCATGACTTCCATGTCGCCAACGAGAGCTTCCTTCCATTCAAAAATATCATGCTTGCTGTCACCAATGCAATTCTCTAGACGATTGGCAAAATTGGCATCAGCTGGCCATACTTCCTTGTAAAGTACAATTCCAGATGCGGGATGTCCACAATAACCAGTAACCTTCATTTTTCTCCTTCCCGTTCAAAACCAAGTATAGCATACAACCATCTAAGCCGTGTTGATGTTATTTGAAATTTTAACGTATATCTGTGATCGTATAAAAAGAGGGGGTAGTCCAACGTGTTCCAGATGTGATCGGCCTCACACCGTGAAGATAATTAATATCCCCGGGATGACAGACCGCCATACCAGCCTCAATCTCTAATTCAATTCCATGATCAGGATAATAAAACTGCCCGCCCTCAAAATCGCTATTCCAATAGAAGACAGAATTTATATCATAGGTAGGAAATGCATTAGGGGACCCATCATTTAATTGCTTATCAGAGTGAGGTTGCTGCTCGAACCCGGGCAACCATCTCACAATAGTGGGGTCTCGGCCACCAACACTAAGATCAAACTTGTTTTCAATGACAAGACGCATCTTTTCAACATACTTATTCAACATATCGTAAATAAAAGGATTGCTGCGTCTAAGTGTTTGCCCTTCGCAAACCCTATCCCACCAATAAGAAGCATCATATATGCAAACACCATGCTCATCGTATTCCGTTTCTTTAGGATTATCCCATACGTTATGATGTTGCAGATACACCGACATGTGCTCTAAATCAAGCTTCGACACAAAGTCTTTGATAATAATAATATTATCAGTGGACGAACCAAAATGGCCCGGCTCTATCCTAGATTGCTCCATGTGGACATTATACCACTTCTGCGAGAAATTTATCGATGTCTTCTGAAATCATATTCAAAGAAAGCTCAATGCCCGGTATCTGACCCGGTGAAGGCCAGCCACCTACAGGACCGATATCGTCAGGATCCCAATTGTCCCACTCCGCACCAGTCTCATCACGCTGACCAAGGAGGAACCCATTCCCATACCGCCTAATACGGTTGCCTTGGCGATCAATCAAAAACTTGGTAAAGTTGCCTGTAAGAGGCGTAAATCCAGCCTTACTATGATCGATAGGTGTAGGCGGATCCGCCCAAGGGCTTTCCTCTAAATGATGAGGAATACCATTATCTCCAATTTCAGCATTGTAAGCACCAGTTAAATGCTGCCACAACGGATGCATATCCTGCTCATGGACCGCTCCTGGTACCCACTTAGGGTCGTATCTAGCTTTATCGTATCTACCATTCGTTATCTCAGTAAAACGATAAGGCGTCCCATAGGTATCCTTGCCATATTTTTCAGCCACCTGCCCCGGCGTCAAATCAAGATCGTTCCTCTCAGCATAAGACTCGAGACCGCCCTTAAACTCTTCGTATCCATGACATTCAAAATCGTCCACCACCACTGCAATGATATCAAAATCTTCTTCATCTTCATACCTTTCCCATAGTTGTTTCAAAATAGAATGTTGTGGTACGTTACCGCAGCCGGCAGCAACATTGAACAGCAAGGTTACCTTACCTTGCCTATCCTCAAATACATGATCCACCGATTCATCTGCTGACTTTAATTCATAGTCATACACATTAACCGGCAGTTCAGTGATTGGTGTTATTGTCATTTTTTCTCCTTATGAAAAGTGTGGCGGGAAGTATGGCGGGAAATGTGGTGGGAAGAATGGTGGGAAGAACGGTGGGAAGAACGGTGGGAAGAATGGGGGAAAGAACGGTGGGAAGAATGGGGGAAAGAATGGGGGAAAGAAAGGAGGGAAGAACGGTGGAAAGAACGGTGGAAAGAACGGAGGAAAGAATGGCGGGAAGAACGGTGGGAAATATGGGCTATAGTAAACGTAGTCAACGTCTTCTTTGAGCGGATAAACCGTCCCCGCTGAGGGAGTCTGAGATACTACCTGATCTAAGACCTGCGAGCCAGTAGCGTTAGTGGCCGTTGCAGTTCCTACATCGAACCCAGCATTAGTGATATTTGTCTCAGCCGTACTTTTGGCCTGCCCAACTACGTTAGGAACATCGTCCTTACGAGGTCCAGTTCTGCCTTCTGACTCAGCCACGCCTATGCCTCAAGGTCTCCGACAAGAATCCACTCATCTGTAGCTATCTTGATACAAGTGCAAGACGAGTACTGCGCACGCAACTTCAAACCCGGTGTGTAGCGCAAGGTCACACCAGACCCAGCAACCATTGTGATTTCGCCAGCGCCCAAACCAATAACCTGAATCTGTGTACCAACAGCAAGGGCGACACCACTGTTTGGTGGAACTGTGACAGTCTGCGCCGACCCGTTGTTCATGGTCACATACTTGCCACGGTCACCGGCCACAAAGGTGTAGGTGGTGCCTGTCTGCGTTTCACGGGCAAGATTGTAAATGATGTTACCCGTGACATCCACGGTAGAGCCATCCATAACAGCAAACTCTGAACCTGCAACATCAAACCGGATCTTGTCCTCATCTGCGGACTCTTCAACCTGAATCTTCGTGTCGCTATCAGCATCTGAGATTGAGTCACTACTAAGAGCACTCAGCTCTGTCTGAACATAAGCCGTAGTGGCAATCTGTGTCGTGTTCGTATCTGCTGCTGCAGTTGGAGCAGCAGGAACACCAGTGAGAGTTGGTGAGGCAATCGGAGCGTAAGTGCTAGTTGCCGTACTGGTTGTTAGATAATCACCAATCTCTGTCATCACGAAGGCCGTTGTAGCCAACTGAGTCGTATTCGTATCTGCTGCCGCAGTCGGACCAGCAGGAACACCTGTGAGCGTTGGCGAGGCCAACGGAGCGTAAGTACTGCTCGCTGTGCTGGTTGTTAAATAGTCTCCAACCTCCGTCATCACAAACGCTGTAGTCGCAACCTTGGTTGAACTGTCATTCGCTGCCTGAGTAGTAGCAATAACACCATCGGCCAAAACTACGGTAGCCGCAAGAGCATTCTTAGACAACTGGAGGACGCCATCAATATAGACGCTCTTACCAGTAGCTAAAGCAACATGCTCTGAAGAGGTCCAGGCATCAGTAGAATTAACCCAATTCCATGTCTTATCGGTAGCGCCCTTCAGAGTTAAACCACCGCCATCAGCGGTAGTGTCGGAAGGTGTAGCGACCGAACCAATTTCTATGTTCTTATCGTCAACGGTGATTGTTGTAGAACTAATAGTTGTTTCTGTTCCATTAACTACCAAATCCCCGACAATAGTTACTGTGCCATCGGCAGCAATCGACATTCGTTCTGTGCCAGCAGTATCGAAACGAATGATGTTTTCGTCGGCTGATTCCTCAACCTGAATCTTCGTGTTTGCATCAGCATCAGTGATCGAATCGCTACTCAGAGCACCCAACTCAGTCTGTACATAAGCGGTGGTGGCGATCTGGGTGGTATTGGTATCTGCCGCAGCCGTTGGGGCAGCAGGAGTACCAGTCAAAGTTGGCGAGGCAATCGGGGCGTAAGTACTAGCCGCCGTACTGGTTGTTAGGTAATCACCGATCTCTGTCATTACGAACGCTGTGGTGGCGACCTTTGCCGTGTTGTCGTTAGCCGCCTGCGTTGCTGCCGTAGTCCCATCGAAGAGTAGTTCGGCATTTCCTGTGGTTATAAGGGTTCCGCTCGCATTAGGGAAAAAGACAATCCTGTCAGCAGTAAGATCATTGTTGCCGTCATGCCCAAGTTCTACCCAATAACCGGTGTAGTGCCTCTCATTGGATAGCGCCCCGTATCCTTGGGTAAAATCTGATCCGTTACCGATCCTTATGTCATGAGAGAACGATGTGTAGTAGTCGTCAATGACCATGTTCCGCTGAATATTGGCACTACCGGCATAACCGAGCCAGAACTCCATGTCACCGAATGCGTCGGCACCCTTTTCTTCGATGTTGACGCTGATCTGGCCATACGTTTGCTTCGTACTGTCTTCATCATCGCCAGTGAACAGGATGCGTCCGATAGGGGAGTCATTCTCATGAGTGCCGTCACGACACAATTCTATAGTTGGTCCATAATTAGTAACGGTGGTGTCTGTGCTAGTTATATTTAGAAGCGCAGTAGCGGAAGAGGACAACGCAAGAGTCTTAGCGGTGATGTCTTCGGTAACTGCGAGATCGTTCCCAATAGTGACATCGTTGGGGAGACCAACAGTTACGGCTGCTGTCTCTGAGCCAGAACCAGAAACCTCAATCTCGTTAGCGGTACCGGCAACAGTAGCAATGTAGTTACCAGAGGTATGAGTCCCAAGAGTCGCTGCAACCGTCAGGTCTACTGCGCCATCACCGGCATCATCATAGGCGGCTGTCAGACCAACGTGGGTGCCGTTCGTTGCAATCTGGGCACCCGTAATGTCTTGGACATTTTCCGTAACGAGAGCCAAATCGATAGCACCATCACCGGCATCATCGTAAGTAGCAGTGATGCCAGTGTGGGTGCCATCGGTAGCGAGTTGTGCGCCAGATACATCTTGTACAGCCTCAGTAAAGTCTGTGACTGCAGTAGAGGGAATGGCGATTGTTGTGTTAGCCGCAGTGGTCAGCCGGCCATAGGTGTCAACCGTATAACCAGGGACCTGGGTGGCACTGCCATAAGCAGCCGCAGAGACACCAGAGACAGTAAGTGTAAGATCTACAGCACCATCTCCAGCATCGTCGTAGGTGGCCGCTATGCCCGTGTGAGAGCCATTGGTGGCCACCTGAGCACCAGCCACATCCTGAACTGCTTCAGTAAAATCAGTAACAGCCGTAGAAGGAATAGCAATAGTGGTATTCGATACAGCCGTAAGATGGCCCTGGGCATCGGTCGTTAACGCTGCCACCTGTGTGGCGCTACCATAAGATCCAGCAGAAGCTCCAGAGTCATCATGATTAATAGTATTACCAGAAATAGTTAAATACGTACCAGCAGTAAATGCCTGCGTACCAGTAAATTGGGTAAATGTAATATCATTTGTTCCAACAACATGAGGATCACTCGTTGTTGTGACTACAAACCCCTGTCCGACATTATTGGAACCAGCCAAAACATACGCCGATTCACCCTGCTTAATCTGACCTGTCGGAGCGCCATCAAAGTCAACGGCACGGGTCAATATCCACGCTGCCGAACCAGACGCACCCTGAGCGGTTACGTCATAAATACCATTCTGAAGAGCACTGGCTTGGTCCTGAACAAGAACCCGATCCCCTGTCGTGGCATTGGCGCCATCTACAACAAGGCGGGCTTGCGAACCAGCGGTGAGCGTTGCCCCTACACCAGCAGTCTCGTTGCTGTAAGTTGGTGAGTTAGGAAGTACAGCGGCAGTACCCAGCTTGACAGCCTCATGCCAATTTACAATACTTTCATTTGTTACCCACTTGAGACCAGTACTGGCGCTCGAATCAGCAACTAAAACTTGACCATTAGAACCAACAGTCAGCTTACCAACAGTGTTATCAGCAGTACCGCCTACAAGATCACCCTTGGCATCTATAAGGGCAGTATCAATCGACCCCAACCCGCCATAAGCTAGAGAAGTCCAAGTAGTGCTGCCGTCACCAATCTTGTATTTTGTTGTATCTGACTCTAAAGCAAACTCGCCATCAGCCAATGTTGGACTATTTGAAGTCCAATTAGCCGCCGTATCTCTCCTGAACTGAATAATTGCTGCCATTACGCCGACGCTCCATTTGTTCCACCATCTGCATTTATAGCGTAACGAACATAGCTGACCGCGGTACCGCCATCAGCTTCTGATTCAGATGTTCCAATATTTCTCCAACCAGAAGATGAACGGAAATAAAATTTATTATTAGTGACATCAACAGCCGTTGCGCCATCGGGTGGCGTATCAGCAGGTGTGCTAGTGTAAGTCTTAGTTACAAGACCGCCAGCAGCTATAAAAGTATCATCTGTCTTCAAAGAATTTGCAGCAGTACGATACAAAGCGACATCGCCACTGGCGCTGCCAGATCCCCAAGTCAACTTACCGCCAGCGTCAAAGATGAGACGAGATTCTGTATCTCCCGTTACCTTAATGCTTAGAGCTTCAGATGCTGCAGAACCTGCACCATCAATTACTATAGATGTCTTAAAAGCTTTTGCCACGACCTCAACCGTCCTATTATATTATTATAGCAGATTTCCCTCAAGAAATCCATCTATTATTTTTAACCAATCACCACGGCCCTATAGTCCGTGCCCGTAGCGGGTGCCGTACTAAAGGTAATGGTAACCGTATTCGTTGTAGCATGTGCAATGTCAACCTCAACTTCAGCATATGGAGAATCCGACTGATATACAGTCACATCCACATCCCTAGTTGCAAGATTATGTGTCACCGTAAAGGCAGCAGTAGAATCGTCACCAGTTAAAGTTGCAACACCCCTTGTGAGAAAACTCAAAGCAGTCTTTGCTGTTGCTACAGAAGTGTATCCACCACCATTCCCAATGGGAAGAGTGCCAGTTACGGCTCCTGTAGTTAAATCAATGGTATCTCGACTCAGCACACCAGAGGTGAGAGTAAGACCATCTCCGTCAATGTCACTAGCAATCGTAATACCAGAAGCGCTAGTTGTAAGCCCTGAGTTGGTATCAAGATTGATAGAAATAGCATTACCAGCCTTAGTAATACCATCGCCGGCAGTGATGCCGGAAGCAGAAGCAAAGTGAGTCCACACAATTGATGTAGAACCCAACGTGATCGGATCATTTGTAGTGATTACATACTGATGATCCCCATTTACTGTACCTTCATTAACCCAAACAAACGCACCGCCAATCGCCTCACTGGAGACGTCCATGTCAGTTGACCGACTGGCCGCTCCTGAAGCAACTACAACATAAACACCATTCTCAGTAGCAGTAGTCTGATTCTTTAAGAGAACACGATCACCAGTTGCAAGAGTAACACCATCAATAGCATCGCCATTCTCAAGCGCAGTAGCAATTGCAACGTTTGCAGTGCTCGCCGCCCTGACAGGATCTTTAACATTCAGCCCCTGCTTGGTGGCATCGACATAAGCTTTGGTTGCAGCATCGGTATCAGCAGTTGGAGTACCAACGCTTGCAATACGCTGAGAGTTGGCAGAGACCGTAGAGGTTGGTGCCGCCATCTCATCCAAACGATTAGTCTGAACCTGAGTATCGAAGTCAGAAACCGTACTTGCAGTCTGCGTTCCGGTATGGTTAGCTCTTGCTAGATGGTAAGACCCTTCTTGGCCGTCAAGCAAATCGGCATCAAGACTAGTGCCTGTGCCATCTACTGTTAGCAGAAGAGTGAGTATCTCAGCAGCGGTTAGATCTGCAGTAGATCCATCTTCAATATTGAGAATAGATCTAACTTCAGCCGCTGTCTTGTTTTCTGGAGTATTATCACTTGTTGCATACAAGAAACTTGTAGCGTTGTAATCCGTCTCCATAACCGCACCAGCGGCATTGACGTTTGTTGCATCTGTAACATCTGCTGCAGCTTCGATAGCGTCCAGCTTCGTTTCATCAGCCGCAGTAAACCTGTTAACAATCTCCCATGCCGAATTCGCCCGCAAGTAGAGTTTGTCAGAAACCGTGTCGTAGTAAACCTGACCGTCACTGGGGGACGATGGCGCAGTACTTAGATTCTGCACTACAGCATTTCTTAATTCATTTTTATTCAGGTCAATATATGACTCTATGTCAATAGGGACCAAAAACTTTTTAGCCATTTTATTTCCTCCTAGACTATAATTGCCTTACCGGCAAAAGCATTATCAAATGTTGCTACCACTTGATTGATCGAATTGTGTTTAATATCTCCAATAACATGATTTCCAGCAGAATCGATAATATCTATTGAAGGATATCGACCTTGATTATGGTTTATTGTCCACGTTGCGCTTGCTGAACTCTGATCATGAACTACCGTACTGGCTACACCGTCAGCACCGGTAGGCCCCTGAGGCCCCTGAGGCCCCGTAGCGGTACCAGTTAAAACTATAGTTGGTGTACCCTCTATAGTTAAAGTATTTAATGCATCCGTTTCAACGACATCCGACATTACCTGGTAACCTCCGGTGTAATACTTACATTACCTTGTACCAGCCTTGTAACCGCCCCGGCTGACGTTACAATTTCTAAATCGTAAACACCAGTATCGGGAGCAGTTAAAGCAGAAGTTACACTTGACGCAATACCAATAACAATTTCGCCACTCGAATTCAAGGTTATATCGCCAGCAGCGCTAGTCAAATCGATCAAAGCAGAAGTAGCAGCATAACTGTTACGAACTTGCATTCGAGCAGTATGAGTGCTTAAGTTGACGACAACGCCGCCAGCCTTATATGTAAACGTTCTTGAAAACGTCTCGCCCTGATTCACAATCAAATTGTAATTAAATGCCATGTACTGATTATACCACCCTCGCAGTTTTTTACCAAAGCTAATCTAGAGTTACATCAAGATCATTTGCAGAAATAGTAAATGTATCTCCAGATGCAGAAACCACAGAAGCAGAAAGTGCTCCATGAATTAATAGATTACCACCAGTAGAAGCATCAAAAATTCCAATATGAGTTACCGTAACAACCGGCATACTCGTAAACGAAATGCTGGAGGAATTAGATACCGCCCCACTCGCCGCTGCACCAAAGGTTGCGGCCTGTCTAGTGACAGCCACTTCAGTACCTCCAGAACCAGTATCAGTTGGACTACCCACATACAACGCCAAATACACCGTTGTGACCGGTGTATAGGACGTATTCCTCAATGTATGATCAAGGAGTTTATTTTCTAAATAATTAGACAACCCCGACATGTTTTCCTACCGCCTACTCGCCGTAGTGTTCTTTAACCTGTGCTTGGGTAGCCGTTTCAAATTGGGTCGTTGCTAGAAGCCGTTTCGCTGTCTCAGCATCTACCAACTGGTAGGGGTGCGCCCTAGTGAAATCGACCTCTCCAACAGAGTACCCATATCCATGACGCAAAAATAGCATCTGGTCACCCGACGGTGCCGCAACCTTCTTAGGGGCGGCCTTCGCAACAGGGGGTGCTTCGACTTCAGCATTCTTTAAATCTTCAGTTGTAACTACATCTTTTTTATCAGCCATAATGAATATCTTACCACACATCATCATCTAATGCAATAACAGAACACCCCCGAGTGGCATCGAAGCCAACCCGGGGGTGCCTGGTGGTGGTTTAGGATCTAAACCATATATTGTATCCGCAAACTTAATTAGGCCCTGATTTTAACATCCTGGCTTATCACATAAGCTTCAGCGTTCTCGATGTTCTGAGCAACCCTGTTGAACTGCGTGTACTCAATTGTGTCCTTCTTCGGCTTGAACTCACGGTAAACCGTGATCTCACGCTGAATACCAACAACATGATTGTTGGGGAACGTCAAAATAATGTAACCGTGATTTCCACTGGGGCTAGCATACGTTCCAGCGACGTCCTCTGGCATGAGGGGAACCTCAACCAAAGGAATACCGAATGGAGCAAGCCCCGTTGAACCGGGACCTCCGTTAGGACCACCCGGATTGCTGTAAAGCCTATCACCCATAGTAGAACCGGGCGAAGGCGCACCAGCGGTAGCCTCAGTTGCAGAATTTGGATTCTGCAATGTGTAGATAGTGTCCTGAACAATGCCAGGGCCACTAAAGTACCGCAACTCGTTACGACGCTGCAAGTACTTGTTCGGCATCTTACGCAAAACTGCATCATAAGACGCACGACTCACATTGGATCCAAGCCCGTCGTGAGTAACACCACTTGCCTTACCCAGCTTAACAAAGCCGTCCTGAGCTTTAAGTAGCCCATTGGCGCTTGTGGTATCACCATTAATCAGAAGATCATCCATATCGTTCGACGTCTGACGCGCCATAACCTGAGCGATATGATCCTCCAAGGAGTCACCAGCAATGTTGTCCTCAAGGGACTCAGTGCTGACCTCCCAATCCAACCGGAGCTTAACTGTCGTTAAAGCGACCTTAGTAAAGGTCACGGCAGAATTAGCACCCGTATCAGAAGCCTCAGTTGCTTTTGCGAGCAACCGCGATCCAACTGACAACTTATCGATTTCCATAGAAGGATTGCTCATACGAACAACCCTAGACTGCTGCATAAGAACAGACTGATCGATAACGAAGTCAAGAAAACGGTTGGCCTGAGCGGGCTTTAAAATACCGCCAGAAGCCGCACTAACAACAGAGGTAGTAACCTCATTTGCTTTTTGAAGTAATTCTTCGTTAGCCATTTATAATTTCCTCCTAAGACTCGTATCCAAGAGACTTAATCAGATCCTGAGGAAGGAATAGGTTGCCCCAAAATGATTCGGGAGCGCTCTGCTCTGCAGTCTTAGCGACTGTTTCCTCTACTTCATCTGT